GCCAAATTAAATTTGGTCTTAATATCAGTTATACTTTTTCGGTATCTTAATAGAGACACTCTAAATATTTTGAGACTATAATATATGTATAATGTCATATAAAGGAAAATACCAACCTTCCTTTCCCCTAAAATATAAAGGAGATCATACAAATATAATTTACAGATCTTTGTGGGAAAGAAAGTTTATGGTGTATTGTGATTTAAATGAAAACATACTGGAATGGGGAAGTGAAGAAATTGTTCTTCCATATCGTTCCCCAATTGATAATCGCATTCATAGATACTTTCCAGATTTTTATATCAAAGTTAAAGAACAAACTGGTCAAATAAAAAAATATATTATTGAAATTAAACCCAAAAAGCAAACTATTGAACCAAAAGTTCAGAAAAGAAAAACAAAAGGATACATCTATGAGGTTGTCGAATATGCCAAAAATCAGGCAAAGTGGAAAGCGGCACAAGAATTTTGTAAAGACAGAATGTGGGAATTCAAAGTCCTCACCGAAGAAGATCTAGGTATTAAATAATGCCAAGAAAAACTCTCAAACAACAAAAGAAAAATGTTACTGATACTGACATAAACAAAAATAGAGTCAGATCAATTTTAGATAATTTAATTGGAACAGAAGATCCCGATGATCTAATGTTGGAACTTCTTAGTGTAATATCAGAATCTCCCAAAGTTCCTTCTGTTGGAAAGTATTATATTTTTGTTTATAACCCAAAAACTCCAAATATTCAATATGATCAAAATCCCTTCGTTGCAATTACTGATATTTTTTCATGGGGATTTAGAGGTATAAACTTTCACTGGGGAGAAGTTAGACAATATACATGGGATGAAATACCAGGAGCAATCTATGAAGTTTATTCTTCAGAAGTAAAAGATCTTCAAGAAATACCTTTTGGAAATATACGTCTAAATAGTTAAAAAGTATCCATTAATGTGGCAGACTTAAGATACCCCACCCGCAAATTAACATCATCAGACGATTATTTACATATAAAAGTTGTCAAGTATCAACCTCCCGGAATACCTTCTTTACCCGGAGGTGGTGGATCTGCTACGGGAAGCGCAAACAATAATCAGGTTACAGTTCAATCTAACATTTACCTACCAATACCACAAGGAATTGAAGACAGTAATTCAGTAACATGGGGAGAAGATACTTTAAATCCAATTGCTGCCGCCGGAGTTGGTGCTGCTAAAAATGTAATAGGAAGTCAAGATTTTGGTAAAGGTGTAATAGACGAGATAAAATCCCTCATAGGAATGACCGGAGAGGCAGCAACTGGCGGAAATCTACAAGATCTAACAAACAATGCATTCGCGGGAATGGCAGTCAACTCTCTTGGTGCAAACGTATCTGTAGAAAGCCTTCTTGCAAGATCAACTGGTCAGATTCTTAACCCAAACATGGAACTTCTTTTCCAAGGAGTTAAATTAAGATCATTTAATTTTCAATTTGATTTAGTTGCAAGAGATTCTTATGAAGGACAAATGATTAAAACTATCATTAGAACCTTTAAGATGGCTATGGCACCAAGAAAAGGTTCTACAGGATTGTTTGTATCTGCCCCTGATGTTTTTCAATTAGAATACAAAAAAGGAAGTGGCAAACATCCATTCTTACCAACATTTAAACCATGTGCTCTTGTTTCTATGAATGTGAATTATACTGGATCAGGAACATATGCAACATATTCTGATGGAACTCCAGTTCATATGACTTTACAACTATCATTTCAAGAAATCAATCCAGTTTATGTTGAAGATTATGAAGATTCTGCAGCACAAACAGGAGTAGGATACTAATATGGGATACTTTAGAGAACTACCAAACTTAGAATACCAATCATTTTTAAGTGATGCAAATTCTTCTAGAGATTATTTACTTGTCAAAAATCTTTTTAGAAGGGTAAAAATTAGAGATGATTTTTACAAATCAAGCACTTTATTAAAAAGATACAATATAAAAGATGGTTCTAGACCAGATACGGTTGCAAAAGAACTGTATGGTAGTAATGATTATGATTGGGTAGTATTAATTAGTGCTGGAATAATTAATGTAAGAGATCAGTGGCCGCTTTCTGATAAAGACATTTATGAATTTTCGGCAAACAAATATGGAGAAGATAAATTAACAGATATTAGATATTATGAAACCTTAGAAGTTAAAGATAATGAAGGTAGATTGATTCTACCAAAGGGTAAAGTTGTCGATTCTAATTTTACTATACCAAATCCATCTAATAAATTAGCAACTTTGAATCCAGTTACTGGAGTAACAAATTATGAACACGAAACAAGACTGAATGACAAAAAAAGAACAATTTATGTATTGAACACTCCATATCTTCAACAGTTCTTAAATGATATGAGAGTTCTTATGAACTACACAGAATCATCACAATTCATAGATAATAAATTAATTAGAGCAGAAAACTTAAGAATAAAACTACCATAAGAGTTCCAAACTCTTATCAAACATCATAACATATCGGTGCTTGCGGGAGCGTTCTTTCCATTCTCCCTCAGCACCTTTTACTTTACCACGCGAATGCTTGGTGCCGTCTGCATAATAGAAATCTTTTTTTGCATCTGTAAGACCACAATACTTAAAGTTACAAGCCCGATAAATTGTGCCACCATGAAAATCACTATCAGCATAGGAAATGATTGCCTTGACTTCAGTATCTTTTCGCAGTTGTCTAATCGCTTTTGAAACGAACCAAGAAGTGATATTATACTCGCTCTGTTGAGTTTGTGGATGAATGCAGAGTCTTGAGAGTTCAAAGAGTCCTTGTTGTTCATTTCGTTCAAGTCCAAATGCTCCTTTTGCAATCTCAGGAACAGGAAGTCCAGTGAAGATGCAGACTCCCTGTAATCCACCAATATTTAGTGGTGAGAACTCATTTCGTTGAAACAATCCGTAATTATATCCAGACTTAAATCCCTTTGAAATATCCTTTAGATAATGATACTCAAAAAGAAGATCCTCTGCCTGCTTCTTAGAAATCTTATCAATATAGAAATCAGACTTCATAAAAAAGGGGAGTCCCTTGAACTCCCCTCATTCTACCATAGGATCACTCTTCTGCCAAGCGGGCGAAGTAGGAGAGGGCATCATCGTCATCATCCTCCACGGGGGCAGGAGCGGAGCGAGTCGGTTTCAGATTGCTCAGTTCGCTACGGAGATCATCATCCAGTTCCTTCACGGGACCACGATAATCTTCTTCGTCTTCAACCTCTTCATCAATCTGAGCAGACTTAGAACCCAGAACAGCACCAAGGCGCTTCTTCAGTTCATCATAAGTCTTGTATTCGCTAGGAGAAAGGAATTCTGCCAAAGAATACTGCTTCTTCCAGATTGCTTCCATAGCATCATCATCGTCCAGCAAAGCACCCTGAGAGGCAAATTCGCTGGAATCATAGTTACGATAACCAGCAACGTTCTTTGCCTTCAGTTTGAAGTTAGCACCTTGCCAGAAGTCAAAGGGATCAATCGGAGTCTCATCTTCAAATTCAGGTTGCATCGCTTCGGAGATCTTATCAAAGATCTTCTTACCATACTTGAACAGGAAGACCTTGCCTTCGTTATCAGGATTGGCAGGATCCTTCACAACATAGATATTGCTTACATAAGTCAGTTTGCGCTTCTGCTTACGTGCGACTTCTTTACCAGCATCGGTTCCGTTATTCCACAGACCAGAATTATGCTCGCAAACAGGACACTTTTGGTTCAGGGTGGTCAGGCAGTTATCAATCAACCAACCACCAGGACCTTGAAAGGCATGAGAATAAACCTTCACAAAAGGAAGATCTTCGCCATCGGGAGCAGGAAGAAAACGGATTACGGCATATCCATTACCGCTTTTATCAACGTCTAGCTTCCAAAGACGGTCATCGGAAGAACCGCCACTAGTATTCATTTTTTCAACTTCTTTCACCAGTTTGGCGGTGAGAGAACCAAGTTTGGATTGTTTCTTAAGATCGGCAAAGCCCATTTAGATACCTCGGATAAATTGGATTCGGGGGATTACTTGGATAGTATAGCGAAGATGGCTCAATTAGTCAAGATACTTCTTGAGAGACTCAATCGTTTTGGTCATGCTATTAAACAAAACGTTCATATCAGTCTCTGGCGAGAATCCCATTAGAGCTACGGATTTTCTCAAATTTTCTTTCATTTCAACCGCAGCAGGATCATCAGATAGAGACAATCTTGTATACATAATTTTCTGTTTTTCAAGCAGTTCTGTTAGTTTTTCAATATGCTCCAGTTTATCTTCACGATCCATTAAACCAAAAGACAAAATGCTTTTGTAAATGAATTCCTGAAGTTCATTAATTTCACGGAGTTCTTGTTGAATTAATTCAGAATCAAAAAAATTACTCATAAAGTATGTCCCTTAAAATTTTCTTGTATTGGAGCATATTGATATTTAGAAAAGGTTCATACTTTTTTACTTTTAAACTTACGGTTTCCCACACTGGATCTGTAAGTTTTTTATCAAAATCTTTTGTGAATTGAAAGATTTTGTCGTAAATTACGAACGTTTCTAAAAATATTTTTCCACCCAGATACTTTTTGAGAATTGGAGGATGACCTTTGGAACAATTGAAGGCATCGTTCAATTCTATCTCCGAGAACAATTCGTTGCTTTGCTCCTTGAACAAGTAACTCAAACTCTGTTGTCTTCGCATCCACTCTGCGTAGTTTCTTTCGCCAGAATTGATAATTTCTCCAATCCATAAGTTTTGTGGGTTATCGACGGTAACAAAATTTGCAAGCAAGAAGTCTATAACTTCTTTGTCAGAATATTTTCTAGAGGTCTTTTCAAACCAATATTTGTCTTTACGTTGATTAAAAGAAGCAATAGTTGCTTTGGATTTACCCCTATACTTAAAAAAGTCATATTTACGATTTGTAAAATGACTTTTCATAGAAAGATAAGTTTGATATGTCTCAAAAGGACTCATAAAGGAAGACGAGCACGCGAAGTTTTTTTCATAAAATTAAGACGGGTTGCATCCCATTTAAGTCGTTCTTTAAGTGGTTTTGA